CCGGAAACGTTCACTAAGTTTGCCGGCGCTCGCACGACGGCAATGACTCTCAATAATGAACCCGTCGATATCACGAATATCGACTCCAACGGCTTCCGCGAATTGCTGCCGGATGCCGGTGTGCAGTCGATGGACGTGCGCATCGACGGTGTCGTCAACGATGCAGCCGTCTATCTTGAGGTGCAGCAGCAGGCGACAGACAGGACGATTCGCAGATATCAGTTCCGCTCCGGCAGCGGCGATATTTGGGAAGCGAACATGATCGTCCAATCGCTTGAGCGCACAGGCACATATAACGATGCCGAGACGTTCACGATCTCGCTGCAATCGAGTGGGCCTATCGCATTCGAGACGGCGAGCTGACGGTGATCGATGACGACTCTGCGTGCTGAGACGGTGTTCGTCATCGACGGCGAACGCTATCCTCGTCGACCGACATTCGCAATCATCGCAGCAATCGAGCGGCAATTCGGAGCGATATGGCCGCTTTTGCAGCGCGCGACAAGTGCGTCGATTGGGATCGAGGAGACGGCGACAATCGTTCACATCATCCTTGGCGGTCCGCAACAAGGCGCACCAAAACTCGGCCGCGTGCAAGAGGCTGTGTTCGAGGAATACTCCGAGTTCCTGAAGCTCGTCGCTGAGTTCCTCGTAAACGCGATCACTGATCCGAGCAGGAGTGCTGAGGGAAACGCGACAGCGGCGACGCAATGAGCGCGTCGCCAGATGAAACGCTACCGTGGCGCAGGCTCATGGAGATCGGCATGGGCGTTCTTGGCTGGGGACCGGATCAATTCTGGTCGGCGACTCTGCGCGACTTCAATGCAGCATTCGCCGGTTGGCAGGAGGCGCACGGCACAACAAAGGATCATGATATGTATCGCAGCATGGCCGCAGCAGCGGACAAATTCCCGAAGCGAACAAAGAGCATCATGAAGCATGGCCGTTGACGCGAAGCTCGGCGAGGCGTTCGTCGAGATCATTGCGCGCATGGATCGCTTCGAGAGCGATCTAAATCAGGCGCGCAATACGACTGAGAAATCAGCGCGTAGCATGCAGCAATCAATGGATGGATTGCGCTCGCGCGTCGATCAGGTAAGCCAGTCGATCATCAGCCTGCGCTCCGTTGTTGCCGTGCTCGCGTCAGGCGGATTGTCGATGTTCATTCGCGGAATGATCGAGGCCGGAGACGAGATCGCGAAGACGGCGGCAACGATTGGATTGACCGGTGAGCAACTGCAAGAATTCCGTCATGCAGCTGGTCTCGCCGGCGTAAAGCAGGCGGAGTTGACAGACTCGCTGCGCAGGTTCAGTCGCGGCATGGGCGAATCTGGAGACGAAGTATCGACGTTTCAGCGTGCGCTCGGTCGATTGGGATTGCGATTCAGTGAAGTTCGTCGGCTTGGATTTGATGAGCAAGTCAAGATCGTCAGCGACCGGTTGAGTCGCATGTCGAATATAACGGAGCGAAACGCGATCGCGTTTGAATTATTCGGTCGCACTGGTATTCGCGCCGTGAATTTTTTGGCGCAAGGCCGCGCAGAAATAGAGAAGATGGCAGACGAGGCGCGGCGATTTGGGCTCGTCCTCTCAGAAGACACTCTAAAGAAAGCAGAGCAGACCAACGACGAGTTCGACCGCATCGGCAACGCGCTGCGCACGGCGGGAATCAATATCGCTGTCGGATTCCTTCCGGTCATTCAGCAATTGCGCGAAATGTTCACCGATCCGTCGTTTCAGAGTGGCGTTCGCAGTATCGCATCTGGAGTCGCTGACCTGGTTAAGACTCTGATCGATAATCGCGACAAGATCGTTATTGCCGTCAGCGCGCTTGCAGGATTGCGCATAGGAGCAGCGATTGGCGGTGCCGCCCTCGGCAGGCAAGGCGCGATCACCGGCGGCGTGCTCGGCGCAATCACCGGCATGATTGCTGGATCTGAATTGATGCGATCAGAGATCGACAAGATGACTGCCGATCTCGATCAGCTCATTCGCAAGCGCGACGATCTTGCCAAGCGGATCGAGCGCGCGACGACGCCGCAGGATGTCGTGGCGCTGACAACGCAATTCGAGGCTTTGCAGCGAGAGATCGCAGTCAAGCGCGCAGCTATCGCAGAGCTACGCAAGAGCGCAGAGACAGACGCAGGACGTCCTGTTGAGATAACGGTAAGGCCAGAGCGAGGCATAACGCCGATATTTCATGAAATCGACCTCGCGATAAAAGAGCTTAGCTTCCGTCGCGGCCTCATATCTGACGAGTTCAGGGGATTCGCAGAGGGATTCCCTGAGATGCTGAAGGCGCTCAAACTCCAAGGCGTCGATGTGATGGATGTTCTTGGTCGCGGCCCGGAGCGTCTAACTGGACAATTCCGCGATCTTAATTCTGCGATGCTCGACGTGCAGGCCGCGCAACTGCGCGTCGATATCGCAGGCCCCGTCGAGAAACTCAATAGAGAGCTCGACAAGGCGCGCGTCCTTCTCAACGCGAACAAGATCTCAATCGACGAATTCAACACGCGGACTCAGCAATTGCAATTCCCGCAGCTGTCGCAATTCATTCAGCAGTCCGGAGATCTGCGGTATCAACTCGATCAGCTCGCCGTCGGATCGCTCAACAATCTCGGCAGCGCATTCCGCGATGTGATATCGGGATCCAAATCGCTCGGAGATGCGTTCAAGCAATTCGCAATTCAAGGCGCGTCCGCGATCACGGAAATGATCTTCCGAATGCTTGTCCTCGAGTCCGTCGCTCGCATGATACGCAATGCGATCAGCGGCGTTGTCGGAGGCGATCTGCTCGGCGGCATATTCGGCGGAGGCACAGCTGTCGCCGGCGGAGGCGGTGCTGCCGTAGGCAATCCGACGATCATCGGAGGGCTGTATCATTCCGGCGGTATCGTTGGCAGAGGAGGAACGCCGATCGTAGTGCCGTCAAGTCTGTTTGCCGATGCGCCGCGCATGCACTCCGGAGGCATGATCGGACCTGGCGAAGTTCCGGTGATTGCTCGTCGCGGCGAGGTGATCGGCTGGCCGGCACAGATGCGCGCCGCCTTTGGCGGAGAGCGAGCCAGCGTCGAGGTGCATATCCACAACGCCCCGCAGGGCACGCGCGTCACGGAGAGCTCGTCCGATAGCGGCGGCCGCCGCATTGATGTCGTCATCGACGAGTCCGTTGCCCGGGCTGTCGCGACGCCCGGCTCCATGTCGAGCCGATCAATCAGGACGGCCTTTGGCGCGCGCGAAATGCTCGTCTCTGGTTAGGACGCTATGCCTGTGAATATCGCATCAGCGGCCGTCTCTGCGGCTCCCAGGGGCAGATCAGATAGGGGTCTATGCAATGCCTGCCCTGCCTGACATTCCGTCGTACCTGCTCCGCTATGTGACGCCCGACGAGATCTCGTCCACGATCCCGGATGCGCGCCGCCGGCTGTCGCCGGAATCCGGCCCTCCGCTCATGCATCGCGCCTACTCGCTGACGGTGAGGCCGATATCATTCCGCATCGTGACGGATCGAGACGGCATGGCCATGCTGCGCAATTTCTGGACGCACGATCTCGCCGGCGGAGTCAAGCCGTTCGTGATGCACGACTTGCTCTTGCATGGCGCAACGCTGACGGATGAGAACGGCAACGATCTCGTCGATGACGGCAGCGACATATTAAACTCAGCGCCGATCGTGGTGCAATTCGACGAGCCGCCACGCGAATCCGTGTTCGGCCGCAACACAATGTATGTCAGCGTGTCGTTATCATTGTTCGAATTGCCGGTGCCGTAACATGCCGCGTGGGTCATACAGCTGGAACGTCCGCAAGGAATTCCAATCAGGACATTCAGGCATTGTCGCTATCGACCTCATAACGATAGAGCACGATGCGTTGGATGAGCCCATCAGATTGTCCAGCGATCCGACGGAGGTTATCTCACTTGATCCGCTGCGATATGGGACTCGATCGCGCGGCAACATCTATTGGTTCGTCATTCTTTCGTCTCCGATACCGGACGAGCGTGATAACACTCCGATTCGCACTACGCTGACGATTGCCAACATCAATCCAGACGTTGTTTCCGCTGCGCGATCGGTAACGACTCCTGCAACTGTGATGTTCGAGACCGTGCTGTCGACTGACACGGATACGGTTGTCGACCGCATCAGCGGCATGCACATCATGGAGGCGGGTCTGTCAGATGACAGGCTCACATTGCAATTGTCGCGCGAGATGATCTTACGGCGCATGTTTCCATTCCATCGGATCGTCAAGCAATGGTTCCCGACGATCGACGAATAGCAGTACAGCATTGGAGCGCGAAATACATATCGCGCGCAGATGAGTGGCGCGACGACGGACCTCCATGCTGGGCGCTCGCGCGCAACGTACTGATGCGGGAACGCTCGCTTGCGCTTCCGTCGTATGTCGGACCCGCGAGCGCAGACGAGGGTCGCGAATTGCGAGCGCTCGTCACGCGCATCGGATCGCTGTGGCCGTGGCGTCGTATAGATAGCGATCACGCGCGCGAGTTCGATCTCATTCTATTTCGCGGCCCGACA